GAGAACCAATAAATTCACATTCATATTCTTGAGTGAACTGAATTTCACTCGTATTTTTTATAGTCTCTTCTTTCCACTTCTCATCTCTACCAGGCACTTGTGACCAATGTACTTCAATTGGAACATAATTACTTCTTCCTTCTTCAGCATCGACCCACATCTTATAGAACATATTCAATCCTTTCGGAGTTGATACTATGAAAACTTTTGTTGATGTACCAGAAGAGATTGTAGGATATACAGAAGTAAAAAATTCTTCTGCAAGACTTGGAGGATCAATATGAGCAAACTCGTCCATGAAAATAATATTGAATGAACTACCACGAACCGCAGATGATGATGTTGAAGCGGCTATGACTTTACTACCATTTTCTAATTCAATGTTTCCTCTATTCCATACAACTACACCTTGTTGTAACCATTTTGGTAAATGCTCATATGCAGTTTTAAGTCTTTGAAGAATATCTCTTGCTGTTGAACCTTTGTTAGCAAGAATTGCAATATTTGTTTGATCATTAAAAAGAGCATAGTGCAAAAGATAAGATACAATTGTGGTAGATTTTCCTGTCTGTCTTGGCATCTTACAAATCACAAAACGACTATCATGAAACGTGTTAACCATTTCTTCTTGATAATCGTATAAGTCAAACGGCACTAATCCTCTATCTACATGTACAATTTGTACATATTTTCTAGCAAAATGTACAGGATCTTCTGCACATCTCATAAATTCTTTTAGCGTGTCTTCATCATATTCGACATTTACATATGCCGCTTTCAATAAGGGATTTCCTAGATATGTTTTCATTTTAACTCGTAATTGATCATTCCATGTTTTGTCGTATAATCGACCGCACTCGACATTGAACCGAGTATTTTGAGTTTTGCACTTTTAGGATACACCATCTTAATTAGTATCTCACCTTTTCTCCAGAGAGACTTGTCTAAATTTGCTTGATAAAAACTTTTACCGCCGATTATATTTTCTACATATGTTTTTGATTTAGAATCGTTTTCTAAATGATGTGAAACTGTATAATTAAAAAATGTTGGTATTGAAACAGGATAATTATCTCTAATTGTTGTTATAACAGAAGATCCACCACTAAACCCTTTTCTTTTTTCAAAATACTCTTCAACCGCACCTATAACCTCATCTAACTCTTGATTTTCTTTTGGCGTAACATCTTTACCAGTAGCAATTTTTTTGATTGAATGATATACTGAATGATTAGTATTTTTTACAGTTGATGTTTTAATTCCTAAGATATCTCTTATACCTACTTCCATCATAATATTTTTAGACTTTGCAAATCTATCACCGCCTACTTGTTCGGAAGTAAACCCCATACCAGTAGCGGTCTTACACATTTTTTTAAAAAAACAATCCTCATAAGTTTTATAAAATTTCATACCATATGGTAATACATTTGTCATAAATGATGCGGCGGCACCTGCACCATATTTACTAGACACACTTACAGTAGTATTGTCTTTGTACATCAAAACACTATCGACCAATTTAAATGCTGGATCAGTCGGAATAGCAAACATTCTTAAATCGGTACTCAACATATCACTCGGAGACGTAACATTTTTAAGTTGATTTTTAAATGCTAAAATACCTACCAACACTTCACCAAAGTAAATACCAAGTTCATCTATATGGCTATCGTCAATTCCGTTGAGATCAATGGTCGTCAAATCAGTTTGATCTAAATAAGTTTTTATCTTTTCAATAACAAAAGAATTTGTATTTCCTAATTTTTTTTCTGCACCATCAATTACACTTCTTTTAAGTTGATCAAAAGAAGTAAAACTCATTACCTCTACATGAGGTTGTGTAAGAACTGTAATATGTGTTAAATGACCGCCCTCTGTAAAATGCTCTGCTAAAATGTCTAACTTAGGTGGTCGTTCTCTCCCTTGTTGATCTGTAGGTTTCCTGAGTTTAGAAATTAATACGAAACCTTTTTTACCAGTATATTCAATCTCTACATATTTCTTATTATCAATTTCTTCAAATTCTTTTTTTAATAACTTTACTTCTGTTCTAGGATTTATTCTTACATCCATTTCAACTAAAGACGTACCTTCTTTACGATACATATCAGCAAATTGACCATTCTCTGTTTTAATAGTCAATTTTTCCCAGTCTTTATTATTCGTAATGTATCTTACGAAAACTGGATTTTGTGGATCTTTTCTGTCTCTTTGACCTAGATGAGCCATTACTCTTTTTTATCTTTGAGCATCTTTTGAAGTTCTGCGGTACTTCCTACAAACAATGCATTTGTAACATTATTTGGTGATGCTTTTTGTTCGTTAGTAATGTCTTTGACTTGTTTGTGAAGATTTACCAAATCTTTATTTTGTTCACCAACTGTTTTAATTAATTGACCTACGACTTCATACATTCTTGCATTGCCACTATCTCTTGCATCCTGTAATAGTTCATCAATTGCATCTTGACCTCGTTCAATGATATTGTACATATTTTCACGGGCATACTTATAGTCATTATCTAAGTCGTTTTCATCTGAATTAACAACTTTTCTTTCAAGAGGTTCTTTTGCAATTGCAATGTCAGAAGGCAATTCCAGTAGGTCATTTAATTTATCTTCAAAATCTTTCATCATAATTTTTATCCAAAAGTTCCTGTAGCAGGATCATAATCAACTGGTGGACTAAAGACTGTAACCGTTGTGTTTGCATCAAAATCATCTCCAGGGGTGATGTATGTATTAGCCCCACCCTCTGGTATTACTGTAATCTTACTGATTACATTGTCAAGTCCTAATTTGGTTTCACTTGATTCGGTAATCATATTGTCACCTGTCTCAAGTAAAAAGAAATCTTCTGAAAAATTTGTGCTTGACTCTAAAGATATTCTTTCAAATGTACCAGTTGATGGCGTATCTGAAACCGTTTCTTTAAATGCAATTTCAATTGATTTAATAATTGATTGACTTGATTTAATGTCAGGATAAATGAATCCTTTAAGTGTAAAATTCATTGTCCATATAATTGTTCTTCTACTGGAAAACTCTCCTTCATATGAATCTTCGCTTGTAGCACCAGCAATAACTATGGGTATGTCTAATTTAATACCCATGTCAGTCAATATGTTTACACTTACATTAAACTCTGGTGTAAAGAATGGCAAAATTTGTTCAAGTATTTGAGTACCATCTTCTGCGTTTTCAACAAATGCATAAAGAGAAAAATCAAACAAATAAGGAGAAGGATTAAACATCTTCTTTACATTACGATTACCATTAATTGTTTCTTTATGTGTCAAGGCTCCTACAGAATTTAATTTTCGAACAGGATCATAATTCATTCCTGTCATTTCAAAAGCAAGTCTAGGTAACTGTATAGCAACTTGTCTTGTAAGACTAGGGTCTTGATTTATCCTAGATAGAAATTTTTGCTTAGGCCCATAAGCAATCGGTACTTTTTGACGAGAAACAACAACTCCAGAAGAATTCTTTTTCTCTATATTAATATCATTAAACAATGTACCAAACAATGCAACATATTTTCTTATTGTTTGATGATAAAAAGTTTGTCCTAACATAATACTCCAATATTTCAGTATTATTTAGTTATATAAATAGTCTTATGGCACTTACAATAAAAACTCAAGGCGAAAATTTAACAATGCATCAAGGTAGTAACTTTGAAAAAGTTTTTACTGCCAAGAATGCAAATAACTCAAATGTAACAATTAGTAGTGGTACATGTGCTTCTAAAATGAAAAAGAATCACACTACCTCAAATACATCTTTTATTCTCACCTTTTCAACATCTGTTTCAGGTAGTAATGTTACAATTACTGCTAATGCTACAACAACTGGTGAAATGTCTTCAGGTTTATATGTGTATGATGTGGAATTTATACAATCGGATGGCGTAACTAAAGAGAGAATCGTTGAAGGTATGATTACAGTTTTACCTGAAGCAACTACTTAATAATTAGATTCAGAAAATGGATTAGATTCAGAGAAATCTATAATAGAATCTGATTCAG